ATATACACATCATCTGCATTCTCACCTGTAGTAGAAGCTGTAACAATCTGAGCACTAGCATTTACTGAAGCACCTGTCTTATTAGCTACAGTTAGTCCAATGACTACCGTAGTAGTAGATGGTGTAGTAGGTACTGTGTAGACTGTAGTAAGTGATGTACCTACACTTGCCTTTGTTTTTAATTTGAATGTATTTGCCATTATTTCTCCTAGCCCAATGCGATTGACATAGCTACTGCAGTACCTGCTGCATCATCATTCTGACTAGCTGCATCATTTAAACCTGCTACTGTTAGTCTTAATTCACACAAATCACCATTTGCAAATGCTTTAGCAGTTGTATCATCTTGTGCTCGTATAACTGTTAATACTTTAGTAGTACTATTTATAGCTGTTACTTTCACAATCTCTAAGCTTGTACCTGCAACATTAGATAATGTTAAGTATGTGTAGTCTGAACCTGATAACGTAGGTAATGCAGTAACATCATTGACAGTAATAGACGTAGCTAAAGCTGTGATAGCTCCATCTAATGTCGTTGCTGCATTGTTACTGAATTTAACTGCCATAATCTTAACTTACTGTGATTGTCCAAGTAATTGTCATTGAGTCTAAGGCACCTTTATTAACAACTGCAAATACAGTACGTGCTAGCATGTCACCACCTGTAGCTGCATCAAAGATACCTGCTTCAGTAATAGCTGCTGTAGCATCACCTGCTGCCCATGTGCACTCATAAGTAATTGTAGCACCTGATACTGTACCACCTGCTGTAGTCAAAGCATTTCTATCTGTCTCTGTAACTAAAGTAGTCTTAGTATCATCTGCAGCTCCTGTTGTACCTGTACCTACTGCCATATGTGACATAGCTGAGTTAGTACCTTTCATTCTATCTGCTACCCACTCTTTACCTGCTGTAACAACTAAGTTATGTGTCTTCTGCACTACTTCATTATTAAGCTTAATTTCTAAAGCACCCGTCAGTGCTAATTTATCGTTAACCATTTTTATAAACTCCTAGTTTATTGTTGCAACATTCAGAGCAGCACCATTAAGTACACGTCCTGAAACTCTATTAATACTTACTGTGTCACCTATACTAAATGTATCAGTACCTGTGAATGTTTTACTTAATTGTAAACCATGTTCCTCAGTAAATGTGAAAATATCAGATATTCCTTTACCTAAATTAGTATCTAATATCTCAGTGAAATTTAAACCATCGCCTTTACTACCATAGTAGTCTTTATCTACATATAAACCATCATCTAAACTGAAGCTATCAGTTAATGCTTTAATGATGTTTGCGCTAGCAACATCTTGCACTGTGGCAGTATCTGTAAAATCTCTTTCAAATAATAAAGCTACTGTAATTACTTCTGAGAATGTGTAGCTATCAGTTAGTACCTTACTCTGGTCTAAGCCAATAATATCCATAATACTGAATATATTGCCCTTGTTACCATAGAAGTCTTTGTCTATCTGGCTAGCATCATCTAATGTAAACGTATCTGTAAAATTGCGTTTGTAACTTACAGCTTTCATAAAGTTCTCAACTAAAGTACCTAGTGTGTCACTCTTAGGTGTTATAAAGTCAAAAGCTTTACTTTCTTCAATAGTAGCCGTGTCTTCTAAAACTTTAGTAAGAACTCTAATCTGAACATCCGCTAATGGGAGCTCTTCCTTAGGCATTCTATTGTTACTATCTGGGTCTATCCAAATACCAGTAGCGTTAGTTTTCTCGTAAGTTGTTTGAGCCTCAACTTTAACAATAGACGTTGAAGCCTGTATCTGAACTAAGTTAATTGTAGCTCTAATAGCCACAGTTAGAAGTCGGCTCTTACCTTAAACTTTAATTTGTCGAATATAGTTTGCTTTTTACCTGAAGAATCTTCTAGCTCGATTTCACCTTCATAAGTACCAGCATCAACATCTAAAGTCGTGGCGTTCCATTGCATAAAACATTGCCCACTTGTATAAGGCGCTGTCTTACCACATGTCATAGTGTCAAGAATTGTGTCACTTCCTAGAAGTCTAAAATGAACTTTTACAGTCTCTGCTGTTAAATCAATAGGTGCCCATGTAGTAGCATCATCTTCATCTAACGTTTTACCTGTAGCTGCAGTGTTGGAGTCTCTTAACGTGAAGTTTAATTCAGGTTTGTCGTCTCCTGCAACAAGGTTGATTGTATCGTAATAAGCCATTATTTAACTCCTCCTGGAGGTTGTTCTCAGCATTTGGCATGCAATTAATTTGTCTCTATTATAGCACTAGTTTTCTAAATAAACCCTCTATCTTCTAATTTAGTATTTGAATCTAAATTATCAGGATTTACTAGTCCTAACATGTTAATTTGTTTACAGCTTTCGTTGTAACGTAAGTAATAAGTATTATTCTCTGCTTTCATATCACCATTAATAGAAGCATGTGCTTTATAAGCAACATAATTTAATAGAGCTTCAGTGTATAGTTGGGGCAGTTGTAAGTTAATAGTGATAGATTTAGCTAATTTAGGGGCAGCTGCATACACAACTACCATATCTTTTCTGCCATCATCATCTGTGCCCTTAATGACAACTTTACTAGGATCTCTAAACATCACAGATACATTTGTATCTACACCATTAACAAATTTAGTTTTATCATTATTAATAGGAATTTCTGTACCATCAGTGAAAGCACAACTTATAGCATGTAGAAAATCGTCATCTAGTTTAAACTCTTCACCATTTAAAGCAAAGTCTAATTCCATTTCTTTCTGCACAATATTAAACTTTTTATGTAATTCAATATTAGCTAAGTTAATGTATGAACGTAACTTATCTCTATTTGTAGTCTGAGTACTAGTAGGTGACGCTCCGCCAGGAGATACGTCACCTACGTCTGCCACAGATAACTGACTTAATTCACCATTAACTAGAAATTCTATGTATTCGTAAACTTTCACAAAATACCTCAAAATATTTATTGTGTATTTATCATACCACGTTATCTACTTAGATGTAACTTTTATACAAAGTATGAACTATTGCCTTCTTCTGCTGTTTCAGGTTCATCCCAGTACTTACTAAAAGCACTTCTACCATTCTCATCTATTTCAGTAGATACTTCTGAAGGTTTCCAAGCGTTAATTTCACCTAACATTGTGATAGTATCAATAACATCATCATGCTTAGACTTAAATCCTTTAATCGTAGCTAAATTCAACTCATTTAACATTTCAGCTAACTCTTTAGAATCTCGTAATTCTTCAGGTAGCCATATCTTACCTGCTTTAAACAAAGGAAGGGCATTTGTTTGAAACCTGCTCATTTTATCTTTAGTGGGACGAATACCAACTTGTGTAGAGCTCTTTCCCTTACTTAAATTAAAATAAATATTACGAGTCTGCATTTCAGCTTGAATCCAACTAACAAAACCTCCTTGCTGTCCTGTCACCTCAATTCCTACTTCTTGAGGAACATATTTCTGAGCTAATCTAAATAATTCATCAATAGATTCGTTCATCAGTGCCTGTTTGCAGAAACCATCTACCCATAGCCAGTCACCATTGTTAGTATAAGCCCATACTGAAATCACAGAGAAGTCCGCTGATTCCTTGTTACTTGTTGCAAAGTCAGTAGTAATATAGAAGTTGTAAGCACTCATATTCTGCTTAACATTAGCGTGTTTGTACCAAGTTATATCAGAATCGTTAATCAAACGCTCTTCATCAGACATAATGCGTAGCATAAGCTCCTGGTTGAAGCTATCTATCTTACCTGCTGCTTTAGATTTAGTATATTGTCCATACACGTAGTCATAATTAAATCTATCTTCCCAAGCACCTCTAAAATTTTCCTCACTTACAGGGAACTCTTCACATACTGGGTATACATTTACATGCCATGCCCCAGATTCTACTGCTTTATACAATGGGTCTTTAGCGTTAAAAGGGGTACCTGACCAGATTACTTTACGTTTAGCTGGGTGCAACGCATAATCAATAGCTGAGTATACAGTGTTCTCTACACTCTCAATTACAGTAGGGGATCTAGCATCATCATCAGAGATTAAGTCATCCAGAATAGCTAATTGAGGTCTAGTATTTAGTTCCACGGTTCCACGTACACCTGTCTTAGCACCATGACCTGTTACAACTAGCTCTTTACCCTCTTTATTCTTAAAATACCATCTAATATCAGTAAATTTAGCCGCCTCTAAGTATTGAAGTAGGAAAGGGCTATTCTGACAGCGTCTTTCTAAACGTAGCCTCATCTTCTTTACACCATTCTCAATTGAGTCTGACACATACAAAGCATAATCTACATCTCCAAACCCTGGGATAGATCCGTATACTGCTAGATACAAGAATAAGTATTCAGCCATGATAGTAGTCTTAGCTAAACCACGAGAACACATATTCACTGTATTCTGCTTCTTGCCTACAATGTTATCTAACATTTGATAGTGAATTACAGGGGTTTTATTCTCCTCTCCCCTTTCACCATTAACTAATTTAATAAAACTAACAAATTCTAGTGCAAACTCACTAGGAACGTAATTTGGATCAGGAGCGTAACTAATATCATTAAGCCACTCCTCAACTGTCTTTTTAATTAATTCTGACATTACAGGCGGTAACTCCGTAGCTCTTTAACTCGTTTAGCATCGTCATCCTCTGCTTCAGAAATTAAGTAGCTGACTTCCATAGATATCTGTTCAAACTTCATCCTTTGTACTACATCTGGGGATTCATGCATCCCTTCTTTAGCTAATTGCTTAATAGCTTTTAATTTAGTTATACAATCATTCATGCAGTGTATCAAGGTACCTCCTGGTATTCTGTTTCAACTATACTAGTCTTCTTAGCAATAATATCAGAGTGTGCCGCTTCCTGTGCACTCATATGCCCTGCTTGAATCATCTTAAGCTGTTGTTGAGCTAAAGCTTTAGTAGTAGCTCTTAAGTCATCCACTACATCACTGTTATAATTAACATCTACTTCTACTTTAGCAGTCTCAGGAGCTTTAAGCTGTACAATTAAACATTCAGCAGCTTTTTGTCTCACAGTTTCAGACTTAGCAGTACGCATTAAATCCGCCTGCATGTTAATAGCTTCCTGATGCAGATCCATATTAAGAACATGTACAGGTACAAGAGACTGCTCCATAATCTTATTAACTAAATCATTACGATTGTAGGCAGTAGAGTATGAGGCAATATTCTTACCTGTAATACCCTTATCCACTAATCTCTGGTATCTCTCAGGGAACGTCTTACTATACGCTAGCGTATTTCCGTCTCCTAACAGCTTGTAACTAACAAATTTAACTGCATTAATATAATCCAGTGTTTTGTACTTACCTGCTTTCAATACAGAAGCAAAACTAAGCACATTGTTCCTGTAGTGCTCTCTGAAGTCCCCATCCTCAGTGTCATTAACTACATCAACCATATCTTGGGTCACATACTTACGCATATTTGAAGGAAGCGTACCCTGTAATTGTGCAACAGACAGTTTAGATTCAGGGTCTTTCTTAGCAATAGCGTTAGTCTTTTCAGTCAATCTCATTAAATATCCTCACTTGGCATGTATAAGTGAAAGTGCTGCTCTGCTTCTTCCACTATTTCTTTTAATCTATCTTCGTGCACAGCTTCAAACCATTCTTTCTTAGCTCCAATAGGAGTAATCTCTTTAACTAGGGCTGCTAAGATTTTCTTCTCTACAGTCACTACATCATTAAAAACCTCACTTACAGCAATAAATTCAGCTGTATTAAAGGGTTTATGTTGATTATAGTCTCTGTAACGTTTAGCTAAATCTCTAGTCATTCCTATTTTGATATACTCAGGAAATACATCATCTCGCAGTATGTAGATGTACCCACGTTTGATCTCCCTCTTCTCGTAAGCAGGATAGCTATGATAACTACTTAGTAACTGATCTTCTAACCTATTCTTCAGTAATTCCAACAGCTTTCTCCTTTTTAGTTAATTTAGTGTAAATAGAGTGCAATTTAGGTTTCTCATCCATAGGACCTAAAACACAATACTCAGGATTTAACATGAAGCCATGTCTATACTTCTGCATTAGATCTAATTTGATTATCTTTCGAACTCCAGAAGACACATGCGATGCATACATTTCTAATGCACTAGCAATATCCTTCTGGTTTTCATAGCAGATATTACCAAAATTAGTCTTATTGAAGATATGGGAAAATATCCTAAGTTCACTTTTTGTTAGCTCAGGAGCGATGTCAATAAATCCGTGTTTGTATACCATGAGATAGGGTGTATTTGATTTCATGCGCTAATTATATAACTAATTACAGAAATATGTAACTACAATTACACTTTTTTATTATTCTTAACTAAAAGTTACGGAAATCTAGTACAAAAGTTACATAGTTTGCAGAACTAAAGTTACGTGGATCGTGTAACTTTGGGTATCTGAAACCCTTGATTTTAAAGGGTTCCCCTAATCTATATCTATAAGGGGGTTTGGGGGAGCATTCGCATCCCCCACCAGAAGTAGGAGCATAATGAGGATAGAATTAGGAGGAAACAACATAGATTAACTAATACTAATAGTATTATTAATATTAATTATAAAGTAACGGACACCTTCCACCCCTTGGGGGGGGTTACAGGTGTCCTTATCAGAAGGAGGAGTATATTAGAAAACACTAATGGAGCAGTACAGATTTTCATAATCTACTTACGGGAGTAGTAACTTACTGTATTGGGGCAGATTCTTAAAGGTACCCCCCCTATGCCTTGACCATAACTATCTTTTTCCTTACACATTGCCCGTGACTTCGTCACGCCTGGCATAATTTTGTGTCATCTTTTAACTAAATAGGAGTCTATCATGGCTAAATCATACAAAAACTACAACATCCTTGCTTCAGGTACAGAACTTAAGGGAGTGAACATCAGTGTGTCTGGTGCTGATGTAAATGTTGATAACTTAATTACCATCTTAACTGGTGGTGATTATGATATTACCTTAACTGCCTGGAAAGACAAGCAAGCACCTAATGGTGTTAATGCTTTACTTACAGGTAAAGTTGACTCTTCTGACGAAGAGCCTGCATTCTAACGAATGCAATGTCTCAGCACCTTCGGGTGTTGGGACATACCTTTTTTTTACACACACCACACATCACACAAAAGATAGACACACAGACTACACATAGGATAGGGTGACTTCGTCACGTCAGGCGTTATATATACTTTATATATAACTTTATATACATTAATAGGAGCAACATATGAAAATATGGAAACATTTAAGTAATTCAATTGTTAACGTTTTAGGTTTAGTAGATGAACTCACAGGTGAACAGGGTCTAAGAGCATCAACCAGAAATACAATGTCAATCATTAATGAGAGCCTTGAGCAATCATTAGTTATGAATAGAGTAGAGGCTAAGCAAGAATTAGCAGACTTCTTAATCGAGCATAACGTATGTATTGATGACAACGGTAACATCACTGAAATCAATTCTAAGACTACAAAGAAAGCATAACCCAATATCCTAAGCATGATTCAAAACTGCTCATTTCCTTTTTAACTAAAGGATAGTACCCAGAAAGTATTTAATAAAGAATATTAGTTTTAACTACCTGCTAATACTCTTAATCTCAATATAGGTAGTAATTTCATAAGGAAATAAAATCATGGCTATAACATTAGTTGATAAGTCTGCAGAGACTAAAAACACTAAAAAGCAAAACAACCAAGAGTACTACAACATCTATTTAGATGATGAAAGAAGTTGTGTTTTCACACCTAACAGTGAGGCAACAGCTAACGTACTTAATACAGACTTAGTACTTAAGATTATTACTAATAATCTAACTAACGATGTATTGTTCACTACTACCAAGCCTAGGAAAGTTAATGGCAAGGTATATACTAACTTCCAAGTTAAAGTTAAACCTGTTAAAGGTGAGCACGCTGGTAAATACGTTGGTATGGGTTTTATCAATTACTATGATAATGAACTAACTGAAACTAGTTCTGAAGAGCAGAAAGCTCTAACAATTAGTAATATGATGACAGAGTTAGAGGCTGTTAAACCAGAACAGGTTGTTAAACATCTAACAACTGCAGATGCACAAGTACTTGTAGGTAACTTGTAACATCTAATTAAGCCTTAAGAGTGTCATAGCTCTTAAGGTTTATATTTTTTTTATTAATTAACAAACAGAGGATAGTATGGAAACTAATCAATTACAAACAGAACAACAATATAGCAAGCAACAAACTCAAAGCATTATCTTAGAAGACCTTAACAGAGAATTACCAGTTAAGTTATACATGGATGTACTACAAGCAGTATCTAATTATAGAAGTGCTAAGTACTATGATTCTAAGAACCTACGTATTAAACACCTAAAGAAAACTAATAAAGTAGTTAATGCTATCTTTTATAACATTCTTAAGACTGATAGACAGCGTCCTATTCAAGACCCAGCTACTTCTATAGGCTTTGATGTAGGTATGAGAAACCCTGTTGATGCAGTTAAGACTGGTGCAGAGTTATTAGCAGTAACAGCTAATACAGGCTTATTTGACATCCTGCTGTATACAGATGGTACAGAGGTTAAACCTAAATTGATAGTAGAAACTGATACTAGGCATAAACTAGATATGCTTCAGTTCTTACCGCCTATGAAAGAAGTACCTCAAGAATGGGTAGACAACAATACTGGTGGCTGGTTATTCGAACAAAAGAGTGTACTGCTTGGTAAGGGTAATCACCATGAAGAACCTCAAGCCTTAGATGCTTTAAATAAATTACAGACAGTACCATGGGAGATAGACCCAGATGTGTTACTAAATGAAACTAATAGTAATATTGCTATGGATCCTGATCAGTTCTTAACAATAGCATCAGAGTATATTGGTATGCCTTTCTACTTTGTATGGAGATTTGATAAGCGTGGGCGTAGTTACAGCAGTGGCTATGACCTTAATATTCAATCTAATGAATATGGTAAAGCTTTGTTATCTCTTCATAATAAAGAAGTTATTACTAAACTTGTTAACCTTAAGATAGCTATTGCTAATCATGCAGGACATGATAAGTTAACTTGGAGAGAACGTATACAGTGGTTTAATGCTCAGAATGATACCTTTGAAACTAAAGATTGGGATGAACCTATCTTAGGTAGAAAGGCTATTAGAGCTTATCAAGATACCTTAGATGGTAAAGCTACAGGTTATACAATGTCCTTAGATGCTACAGCTAGTGGTTTACAGGTTATGGCAGCGCTTACAGGCTGTAAGAAGACTGCTAAAGCTTGTAATATGGTTGATACAGGTAAACGTGAAGACCTTTACGAAATGGTAGCTGATGAAATGAATAAGCACTTAAATAATACTGTTGATAGAAAGTTAGTTAAGAAGCCTATCATGACTCATTACTATAATTCACAAGCTAATCCTGCTAATACCTTTACAGAGGAACAGTTAGAAGTATTCTATAAAGTATTAGATGATTCTTTTGAAGGTGCTGAAGCTATGATGTCTACTATCAATGACTTCTGGAACTACGATGCTGATGTACATCAGTGGACTCTACCAGATGGGCATGTTGCTAAAGTTAAAGTTATGGAAATGACTGATACTCGTATTGAAGTAGATGAGTTAAACCATAGAACGTTTACTTATAGATACGCTAAGCAAACACCTAGTAATAACTATAGAAGCCTTGTAGCTAACATTGTTCACAGTGTTGATGGTTATATAGCTAGAGAAATGGTAAGACGTGCAGACTTTGAATTAGTACATATCCATGATTGCTTTGTATTCCACCCTAATTACTTAAGAACAGTAACAGGTATGTATAAAGAGATTATGGCTGAAATAGCTAGAAGTAATCTATTGAGTGATATCCTTAGTGAGTTAAAAGGACATCATGTACCAGTTACTAAAGCGTCTAATGATTTAGATGTTGATATTCTAAGTAGTCAATACATGTTAAGTTAACAAAATCCCCTATGCCGTAAGGTATAGGGGGTTATTTTTTTTATTATGAGTTGGTGGTTGAAAGTACGAAGTGGACTCCGTCCACTAATGTGAATTAATAAAAAGGAAATGAAATGCAACAATTAATTATTTTTAAACAAGACTTTATAGGGGATTGTTGGGTACAACTATGCCAACATTTAGATATCCCATTTGAAGCTAAAAAAGCAACAATTTACTTTACTTCTGTAGATTTCGAATAATTGTTAGACGAAAGACTAACTGCTATAATTAATATTGAAAACACACAATGTCATCTAAACTTCACTACTCACACTTTGAAATTAAGCATTGTACCCATTTAGGATGTATAAATCATACTAGACAGGGGTGTAGACTTAATCTACTCTCTATTGAGAAATATGGGACTCTAGTAGAAGGATTACATAATCCTACAATGTGTCAGGCAAGAAGACAAAATGACTTACATATGACTGAAAGGATGTTACATGAATAATTTTGCATTTAATTTTGGCAGTTCTGCACCTGCTATAAACTTTACTCAAGAGCAGCAAGATATTATTAATAGTACGGAATCTGCGATTATTGTGAATGCTGTAGCAGGATCAGGAAAGACTTCTGTACTTATGCAATTAGCTAATACAACTAGTAATGGGCTGTATTTAGCGTTTAATAAGGCAATTGTAAATGATGTAGTTGATAAGTTACCTATGGGTTGGAGTTGTAAGACTTTCAACTCACTAGGCCTTTCTATGTTGAAACACCACAGTAAATTTAAATCTAGTAAAGTAAATTTTAAAAAATATTCAAAGCTATTTAACTATGATGTAGCTGCAAATCTTGCACAAAAGCACATGACACTAGGAGGTAATGCCAGTGATAAATCATGGGAAGCAACGTGTGATAGATTTAATATTGCTTCTAATCTAATTGAAGATGCTAAAGTATTCCTGAAACAGGGATTAATGCACACTACTGAAATTAGTGGTGATGAAATGTTGGAATACCCTATGCGATTAGGAATGAAAACAGAAAAGTACGATATGGTACTTGTAGATGAGTGCCAGGATTTAAATCCTCAACAAATTAAGTTCTTGAATTGTATACCAACAAACAAGATAGTATTTGTAGGAGATGCTCATCAAGCTATTTATGGATTTAGAGGTAGTGATCCTCATGCTATTGATCTAATTAAACAAGGATACAATCCTAAAGAATATCCTATGTATGAGAGTTTTAGATGTCCTCAGGAAATACTATCAATAGTACATAGTAGAGTTCCTCATATCACTAGTCAAAAGACAGGAGGAGTATTACAGCAAAAATACGCACATAGTATACAATACCCTGATGACTGTTTTATTATTAGTAGAACTAATTCTTCACTGATTAAACTAGCTTACCAGTTTATCAAGAAAGATATTAAATTCTCAATTGGTAGAATGTTTATAGCTCAATTAGAGAAAGAACTAAAGCCACTACTGAAGACAAATAGTCGTATTGACACATTAATTGATAACACAAAAGCACAGTATCATAAGATACTTCAGATTTATGAATCTAAGAACTGGAACACTGCTGCATTAAATGACAGATACTCAGGTATTTTTGCTATCTTAGATAGATGCAACACAATTGCAGAAGTTAAAACTTTTATTAAATCTATGAAGTTACACGAAGATAGTGCAAGTAAGAGAAAGTTAATGACAATTCATGCAAGTAAGGGTTTAGAAACAGACACAGTATTCTTCATTAATCCTGATATTTGTGATTATCTAAAAACAAGAACAAATGTGGAATGGGAACAGCAACAGGAAGATAACTTATATTATGTAGCATGTACACGAGCACTGCAACAGTTAGTATTAGTTAGATGAATGCTATTGATATATTTGATATTGTTCCTGGAATGGGATTACTAATTCCCACTGATAGAGGGAAATGTGAATTTACAAAGCATATAGTGGTTAGCACTTCAAAAGGGCACCCAGGTTCACGTAAGGTATATTGTAATCATGGTTTTGAATTTGGAGAAGAACACACTTTTTATCTAAATAACCAAGTGAATCAAACCTTCTTACTTCTAGAACCAGAACACACAATTATAAACTTTGATGAGGACTAACTATGCAAATTGAAATATGGCAACTAGCTATCATAACTTCTATTATAGGTACAGTAGCATTCCTGCAAGGAATGCGACATATAGGAAAGAAAATTAATAGGATAGGTATTGCTGTAAGTAAACAACAAGTAGATACAGCATACTCAGCAGGATTTGAAGATGGTAGAACACAACCTGAATGTTTTAATTCTATAACACCAGATAATGGTGGGGAATGTTATGCTTCAGAATGTACACATCATTGTAAAACAGAGCCTTTATGTGGTTCACAACATAGGAATTAACTAATGTTAAATTATTCATTTATTTATGACAATATGATTGAACATAAACGTAAGTGTCATGCATGTAAAACAGACACCCTTAAAAAAACTAAAGAAACAGAAGGTGATGGTATTAAAGCACCTTCATATATTATTTATGAGTGTCAGGAGTGTGGGCTAACTCATAAGCGTATTACTAAAAACTTTAGAGATTAGAAATGGGTTATAGAAGTGCAGTATGGTTAGTAGTTCCTAATGGGTATACTAAAGAATTTGAAAACTTACTAAAAGATGAATGGTGGGATTCTAAATACCCTACTGACCTATTTCCTGAGAGTACTCATACTACATACTTACTAGAAGATTGGAAATGGTATGACAGTTACACAGATGTACAGAAAATTACTGGTTTCTTACAAGACAGAAACACAATGGCTGAAATATTAGATCCTGACGGTCTAACACACACAAGTGCTATTGTAAGATTAGGTGAGGAATTTGGAGATTATGAAGACCATTTAGGTACAGCCTATGAATTTGAAATTTACCCTACACAAGGAATAGAAGGAGTTTAATTATGGATACCTTTACTATATTTACACTGGTAATTGCTACAATTGGAGTAGTTATAATTAGTTATGGTCTTGTAATGGCTATTGAAATCAACAAAGATATTAATCGTAGAGTCATTAAACAAGACCCTGCAAATTTCACACACTTTAAAACTAAATTTGAAAAATAGGAGAATATTATGAGCAATGCTTTTAATGAATACATGTCATATTGTAGTGACCAAGATAATGCTGGTTACTCAAATGTAAAAACAACTATAGACACATTACTTGAAGATTTAGATGGTCAACCTCCTGAAGAACAAGTAGGCTTTCGTAAATACGAAACTAAAACTAGAACACTTTCTGTAAAGCGTAATCGTGGAGACTACCAGTATGGGAAGAGTTAAACAACAACTTATTGATGAGCAAGAGCATGATGAATTCATGCGTGACCAAGAACCTGATTTTGATGACTATGCTAAAGCTAAATTAGCTAAAGACAAGGATGACTATGAAGAATGGGCAAAAGTTGAAGAAGAAGGTGAATACTGCCAAGAGTGTTATCACATACAGAGGACTACTGATCCTTACGGGACTGGCGATAGTCCTACTGTTAGAGAATGCACTGCTGATAACCCTATGGAATGTCCTGGAGTAGTTCAATGAGTAACTTAAATGAAATACTAGATAAAGCTTTTAATGTAAGAGATCTATTACTAGAAATTGAAAATCCTAGTGAAGACTACATTACAGTTACAAGACTACTTAAAACTGTTGAAATGAATAGTAGAGAGCTGCTAGATATGCAAGATGCTATAATTGATTACTTAGAAGAGAAACTATGAGCTATCCAGCAAACATACACCAAGCATTTACTGATGCCCAAGCTACTATTAAAAAGTTTCCTAAACATAAAGACAACATCGAAGATGCATTTGATTTAATGCTATCTGAAATTGAAGATGGTGAATCTGATGACTGGGAAATAGATAAATTTTATAACTACATGGTGGAGTTAACCTCATGACTGAATCAGTTAAACAATATAACATCCCTAAAGGGGATAAAGTAGTAATGCGTGACTCTAATGATAATCCTACTAGCATGAAGTTCCTCGGTATGGATGGTGCTTATGGTCGTTGGAAGGTAGGTGAAGAAACTTTAATAGGTAACTACTATGGCTTATTTCATTACAACACCAGCCAGAAATACTGGTATTACGAACCAGAGGAGAGTAAAAATGAGTGAATTTAATTTAGATGAATGGTCAGACATGAAGATTGACCAGTGGTTTTATGACAGACAGATTGCACAGAATGGTAATCCATTAACACAATCTATTAAAACACTGGAAGAAACTACTGAATTAATTGATGCTATTAATCGTAACGATAGACACGCTATGATGGATGCAGTAGGAGATATCTATGTCACCCTTAGGGGAGTATGCTTAACAGCAGGTGTTGAATTTGATAACTGTGTACAACAAGCTTACGATGAAATTAAAGACCGTACAGGCTATCTTCGAGAAGATGGTATGTTTATTAAGGATTAGATTATGGCTATTTATGGAGATAATAAACATAACTACGAAGATAATCGTGTTGAAATAGGTTGGGCAACTGAAATACATAACTACTTAGTAGACCAAGTGCAGCGAGCTAAATCTAAACATTACACAACTAAACAAAAATTCTATGAAGACCTAGCTGAAAAGCAAGACATGGTCATTGAGTATTTAGAAAGAAATTAATAACTAGTTTAAGAACACAAAGGCCTCATATAGACCTCAGCCTTGTTAGCCAGTTTGAGAGTACTGGTGTGTAAAAACTCTCACTTAATTTAATTTATATTTGGAAATATTATGAGTAAAACACTTATTGAAGGCAGAACTCAAAGAAGAGATGCCAATGGTAACAGAATTAGTAAAAAATCAGTTAGTCATGGTACATATCGTTGTACAAGACACCCAAATAGTAAGCGCTGTAAATAATTATGAAACAGCCTGCAGATTACCCAACACAGCCTACATGTGAAACATGTGGCTCTTATTCTTCTCAATTAGAAGAAGGGATGTGTAAGTGGTGTAGATCACATTACAATCTTATTCCTAATGTAGCACCTGGATTTTTTAAACGTACAATTAGAAAGTTAAAATCCAAGTTCAAATAGGAACTCCGTTCCTTATTGCAAGGAGCTATTAATGCTAGAAGAAAACCAAACAGAATTTAAAGTATTAGATTCTGAAAATCAACTCGTCTATAAAGTAGAAGAACTCTCTGAAGACATACTGCAATTAACATTTAATGCAACATTAATTCAAGAAGACCAAATAGATGAGTTACTTATTACAATTAAACAATTACTTTACGAGGAGCCGTCATGCGATTAGGACAACAAGCCCAATATAGCATTCAACAAGATATTATGAATGATTTATTTAATCTGCCTACAACTAAAATTGAAACAGCTAAAACAGAACTAACTACTAAATGTTATGAAACATGGATTTCATACTATACTCCATATATTTCAAAATTACCTGCTGGATTTTTTCATCATAAACATAAAGTGCAAATGTTAGTAAATGAGGAAGAAAGCGAACGTTGGTATACAAAACGTAATCCTCATTATTATTTAGCAACAGTAGACCCAAAAGATGAGTGGAGACCTTTGGAAATTCCTTTTACTGTTCCTAGAGAACATGAAGAAGAAGTATCTACACTACACCAACAAGATACTGATTTGCAAAAAGAAATGCAAGAAATGAAACAGTACTTAAATGATTCTTTGGATACTTGGAATACTACTACTAAATTACGTAAAGGGTGGCCTGAAATGCTTCATAAGTATATTCCTGAAGAACCTAAACGTGCACCACGTAAAGCTAAACAAGTAAAAGAAGAAGTAGTTCCTGATGCACCAACATCTTCTATGCAACAAAGAGTTACCTTAAATATTCTGGAGAATTAGTATGTTAGATATCACACCTAAAGATGCCTCAGAAGGCTTAAAACGCTTATTTAAAGCAGATAAAGTACCTATGCTTGTAGGTAGCCCAGGAATTGGTAAATCAGACATTATTAATGATTTAGCTAAATCAGTTAATGTAGAAGTACGTGACCTAAGGTTAGCACAAGCAGACCCTACTGATCTACTAGGATTTCCTATTGTAGATAAAGCAGGTATACGTATGAAATACGCACCACCATCATTATTTCCATTAAAAGGTATTGATAAAATTCCTGAAGGTAAGAATGGTTGGCTAATCTTTTTAGATGAGATGAATTCAGCTACCCCTAATCTACAATCAGCAGCTTATAAAGTTGTACTGGATCGTATGGTAGGAGAATATGAATTACACCCTAATACTTGGATTGTATGTGCTGGTAATAAAAAGACTGATAAGGCAGTAGTTAACAAATTAAGTACAGCTATGCAGTCTAGATTAATTCATATGAATCTATCTGTAAGTCACAAGGACTGGTTAGAGTGGGCTAATACAAACGGTATTGATCATAGAGTAATTTCATTTATTAAATTTAGACCTGAGCGTCTACATACATTTGATCCTAATCATAGTGATGATACGTTTGCATGTCCTAGAACTTGGAGCTTCTTGTCAGATATTATTGCTTCAAGAGAAGACTTTGACTATACAGACTATGTATTAATGTCGGGTACTGTAGGTCAAGGACCTGCTACTGAATTTAAAGCATACTGCGAGATTTATGAATCTCTACCTACTATTGAGGATATGTTACAAAATCCTCATGGAATTCAGATGCCAGATGAACCAGATAAACAATACGCTTTAACTACTCTAGTTAGTCATAATATGAATGAACAAAATATTACACAATTACTAGTTGTAGTTAATAAGCTACCTCCTGAAATGCAATTACTTACATTAAAAGATGTATATAGTAAAACACCTGCATTAAAAGGACATCAATTAATTTTAGATTGGGTAAATAAGAATGCACACTTAATGGTAGGATAATACTATGGAGACAAACAAAACTTTAGAAGACAGAATTAGGTATGCCAAAGTGCAGTTAATGTCTAAATCTGTGTTTCTATCTACTATATGTCTTCGATTACGTCATGAAATTTCAGATGTAATACCTACAGCAGGTACTAATGGACTTACTATTCTATACAATCCTGATTTCGTAGCTTCTATTGATACAGAAGAGCTTACTGGGCTACTGGCACACGAAGTGTGGCACGTAGCATTCCAACATATTACAAGAGTAGGAAATAGAGATAAGCGCTTATGGAACGTTGCTGGTGACTACGTAATTAATGATATGCTACTTAAAGCAAATTTTAAATTACCTGCTGATGGTTTGCATGATAGTAAATATGCTGATATGACTACTGAGCAAGTGTATGACATCATATTTGAAGAGCAAGATCAATATAAAAACTTTGTACAAGATATCTTAGAACCTGGTGAAGGATCTACTAATGATCAAGATTCTCAAAATACTGCACAAGGTACTGATAAGCTAAAAGAGCAATTAACTAGTATTATTGTACAAGCACAGACACAATCCATGATGGCTGGTAAACAACAAGGTGAAATCCCTGGGGAAGTAGCTAGAATGATTGATGATCTAATTAATCCTAAATTAGATTGGAAACAGTTATTAGATAGGTATGTAAGTGAACGCAGTAAGAATGACTTTACATGGATGAGACCTAATAAAAGGTTTATGCCTAATCATTACTTGCCTAGCATGTATTCTGAAACAATTGGAAATATCACTATTGCTATTGATACTTCAGGTTCAGTTACACAAGAAGAACTAACTGAAATGCTAACTGAAATTGAAAGTATTAGAGATACCTATCAGCCAGAAGAACTAGTAGTAATTGACTGTGATTACATTATACATGGTGTACATAAAGTAGATAAATATACAGATATTCATGATATCCAATTTAAAGGTGAAGGGGGTACTTCTTTCGATCCTGTATTTGAATATTGTAAAGATAATCCTCCTAACATACTAATCTACTTCACGGATTTATACGCAGAGCCTGTACAAAATAATGTAGAATATGATGTTTTATGGGTATGCAACTCAGATCATGAGCCTGCAGTAATAGGGGAGACTATTTATATCAATGACTGAAATCATTACATTATCTCAAGCATTATGCTTTGAGTATTACATGGGTGCTATTGAACAGACTTCTACTTCTTTTTCAAAAAAAGAAGCTTTAGAGTTTTACACACAGCATAAAGAAGAATATTTAGATAAAGCTGAAAAAATATTGGATTTACTTTCAAAGCCACCTAAAGTATTACATTAACTTCTATGAAACCAATTACTACCGTACTTCTCATTAATGAGAGAGGTGGGATAGATGAATATTCGTTAAATGAATACTACTATGCTCCTTTAGAAAAATTAGGTATAGCTAGAGATTCTATAATAGCTAAACCACTAATATACGATACACCTAAAAAAGTATCTGCTAAAGTAGGTAAAGCATGGTTAACTAAATTAAGGGAACAAATTCCTACTACTGTAACTAACTTAATTGTTGCAGACAGTAACTACTACAAGTGGTTAACTAAAAATACAAAGGTATCCACACATGTAGGTACTGCTGTACTGAGTAAATTTGACGAATATGAAGACTTTAGGTGTGTACATGTACCTCACTACAAATCATTGTATAAACAGCCTGAAAATCAATTACTAATTGATATAGGACTTAAAGCTATTACAGGCTTTACTAAAAAAGCTGTCATACATTCTGAAGAATACACTAAAGTTCTAGGTACTGAGTTAGATATTTTAGATCAACTATACCAATACCCAGCACTGACTGTAGATATTGAAACCACAGGACTTAAATTAACAGACACTATTGTTACTATTGCTTTTGCATGGGATCAACATAATGGTGTTGCTATTGATATTAGAGAAACTGGTTACTGGAATATTAAAGAATTCCTAGTAAATTACTCAGGTACTTTAATTATGCACAATGCATTATTTGATGCTAAGCTAATGATAGCTAATTGGTGGATGGAATCTGAAACTGACTACAAAGGATTGCAAGAAGGTCTTGAAGTATTTAGTCAAGTAGACGACACCATGTTACTTGCTTATTTAGAAAAGAACTCTACTACTCAAGTAGATTTAGGGCTTAAAGGCAATGCTCTTGAATATGTAGGAAATTATGCTTTAGATGTAAAAGATATTACTAAACATACTTCTGAAGAATTAATGAAATACAATCTAATTGATACGTTAGCTACATGGTTTGTTTATAACAAATATAGTAACCAACTTACTAGTGAAACGTATATTGATATATTCAAGCCTAGTATTAAGCCTATTCTTAAAATGATGTTAGTAGGCTTACCACTAGACCAAGCAGTAGTAGATACAGTATACAAACAACTAAAAGATGAAGAATATGCAGTACGTGTAAAGTTACATAAATTACCTACTATCCAAAAAGCTGATCAAATATTTCAAGAACAAGCACGAGAACAAGCTAATGCTAAATTAAAAACTAAAGTAAAGTCTATTGAAGATTTTCAGTATATTCAATTTAACCCAAGTTCAGGAAAGCAAATAGCAACAATACTCTTCGAAATACTAAAGCTACCTGTATTAGATATAACTGCTGGAGGTAGTCCAGCTACTGATGCTAAAACACTTAAAAAACTTAAGAAAGAGACTCAAAATACAGAAGCTCTTGAAATTATAGAGGGTATTCTTAAAATTGCAGAAGTATCTAAAATAACAGGTACATTTCTTAAAGCTTTTAAAGCTGGAAATAACTTTTTACATGGTAATCTAAAATTAGGTGGAACACAATCAGGAAGACTATCTAGTAATTCACCTAATTTAACTAATCTACCTGCACAAGGTAAGATGGGTAAGTTAATTAAAAGCTGTGTTGTAGCTCCTGAAGGGTGGTTATTTGCAGGTGCAGATTTCAATGCTCTAGAAGCTAGAATTAATGCAATTGTATCTGGAGACCCTAATAGAATTAAGATTTATACTCAAGGTTATGACAGTCACTGTCTAAATGCATACGCATATTTTAAAGACCAAATGGCTGACATAGACCCAGAAGATGTAGATAGTATTAATTCAATTTCTAGTAAATACAAGGAACTTAGACAAAAAGGTAAAGGACCTACATTTGCTTTAACTTATGGAGGTACAGCGTTCACTTTAAATAAGAATGCTGGTATCCCATTGAAGGAAGCTAAAGAAATTGAAGATAGTTATCATGAACTATATAAGGTATCTGATGAGTTTGCTGAAAAGAACAAGAAATTTGCTATTAAACATGGCTACATGGAATGTGCTTTTGGGTTAAAAATTAAGACACCTATTATTAGTAAGTCTGTAATGGATAATAAAAAGACTCCATATGCAGCAACTGCAGAAGTACGTAGTGCTAACAATGCAGTTACACAATCCTGGGGGATGCTACTTAATAGAGCAGTAATCGCTACGAATCAAAGGATCGAAGAAGCAGAAATGTATGCAGATATCCTTCCTGTTAACATGATTCACGATGCTGCCTATTTCTTAGTAAAAGATGACCCTAAGGTAGTTAAATTCCTTAACGATGTTCTAATTGAAGAAATGGAATGGAATGAGCATCCGCTCATTCAGTCAGATGATATTCCTATGTTAAGTGATTTAGATATAGGCAAATCTTGGGCAGATATGACATTATTGCCTAATAGAGCTTCACTAGAAGAAGTAGATAAAATTTTAAAATCGTTATAGGAGTAGCTATGAGCTGGTATTGCCAAATGATAGATGGTAAGAGACGTTGCATGGATTTTGGAGAGTACCAATTACATGGTTGGGTATTAGATAAGTCATTTGCTGTTGAAGAAAAAATGGGTGTATTTACACGCAAGGAGAAGAAATGAATCCACATAAACATGCTGAAGTAATTCATCATTGGGCTGAAGGATACACTATACAAAAGAAAGTATACCTTTGTTGTGAACCTAAACAAAATGGCAGATGGATAGACTGTGAAGTTACTCCTGGCTGGCATGAAGACAAAGAATATCGTGTTAAGCCTATTAATTTAGAGAAAACTGAAGATGTATAAATATACTAATAATGAGAACATTTCATTACCTCTAGCAGTATGGCTAATGAATGATGACTATGATTATGATGGCAGATCTAATGTAATTAGTGCGACATCTCTACTTAAGCCTATTCGTCAACTAGTTTTACAAAAACAAAATAAAGACTTAGATAAAACAGTAGATATTTCAAATTTAGTCAGTTCTAGAATGGGATCTGCTATTCATGCTATTGCTGAAGAAGCATGGACTAACCCAGACAACGTAGTAAAAGCTCTAAAAGCCTTAGGTATGTCTAACATAATTGAGCGCATTAATATTAATCCTGAAGACAATGAACTAACAGATACTGATATTCCTGTATACGTAGAACAACGTCATGAAAAAGAGCTTAATAATTTTATCATTTCAGGGAAATATGACCTAATCTTAAACGGTACGTTATCTGATTATAAAAGTACCTCTGTATGGACATATATTTACGATTCTAACGCTCTTAAATACACCCAACAAGGAAGTATTTATAAATGGTTAGCTCCAGAACGTATTACAGATACACATATGGAGATTCAATTCATTTTTACTGACTGGTCATCTGCTGCAGCTCTTAGAGATCCTAAATATCCTCAAAGTAGAGTAATGACAAAACGTTACCCTTTATGGTCAGTAGAACAAACTGAACAGTATATTAAAGAAAAGCTCAGTAAATTACAGGAACTTATAGACACTCCACAGGAGCAGTTACCTGTATGTACTAAAGAAGAACTTTGGGAAAGTGACACTAAGTATAAATACTTTAAAAATCCTAAAGGTACAAGAGCTACTAAGAACTTTGACACTCTAGAAGAAGCTAACCAACGTATGGCTGATGATGGAATGATTGGGGTAGTTAAAACAGTACGGGGAGAAGCAAAAGCTTGTCGTTACTGTGATGTTGTTGATATCTGCCAACAAGCTAAAGCATTAGCTGCTGAAGGTAGATTAATTTTATAAGGAGATAAGGTGGAATACTTAATTAATTTATTTAAAAAATTGTTTACAAGCACAGAAAAAGTGCCAACCGTAATTAAGAAAGAACGTAAAAAAGCTGATAAGCGTAAGTTTACAAAAGGGCAATTAGAGCATTTGCTTAATGTTCTTGAGAACAAGAAATATGGAGTTACTTCGTACGCTAAGTTAGTAGATTATGGCAATTTAAAATATGGGTATGACAAAGTATATGTAACGTACTATAACAATATTAATAAATATAAAAAATCACTAAAGGGGTAATTCATGTCCAAATATTTTCAATTATCTGAGGATATAGTTGATGTATTAGTAGCTAAAACACAATCTAACAATAGACATTTCTTCAGAATTCTTACTGCTTACTACTTAAGTAAAGTTGCATCTATGATGCGAGTCAATATTGAAACACAAGATAGAGGTGTAATTCCTATTAATACCTATGCGCTAAATTTAATGCCTTCAGGAGCAGGTAAAGGATATTCTACAAATTTAATTGAAGAAAGTTTAATTGCTGACTTCAAAGAAGAATACCTACAGACACTATTCCCTAGCTTAGCTGCTAAAAACATAGCAGGATTAGCAAAAGTTTTAGCTCAAACAAGTCAACTAGACATTACCACTATTGAAGAAAAACTAACTAGTGAATTTGAAAGTTGTGGTGAACTACTATTTAGTTTTGATTCAGGTACAACACCTGCAATTAAACAAATGCGTCAAAAGCTTCTATTAGCTGGTGCAGGCTCTATGAATCTAGAAATGGATGAGGTAGGTAGTAATCTGCTAGGTAATCTAGAAATGATTAATACTTTTTTAGAACTCTACGATATTGGTAAGACTAAACAAAAGCTTATTAAGAGCACTACTGAAAATAAAAGAATGACTGACATTGATGGTAGAACTCCTACTAATCTAATGTTATTTGGTACACCTACTAAATTACTAGATGGTGGTAAGACTGAAGATGATTTCAAACAAATGTTAGAAACTGGGTATGCTCGTAGACTCTTATTTGGCTATGAGCAAGCAGAATCTGTGGTTTCACCTCTAACACCAGAAGAACAATTTGATAAGCTAGTTGACCAAAACCAAAGTAATTTGATGCAACAAATTAGCCTTCATTTAAAGCGTTTATGTAATTCTAATCATTTTAATACTCTAATACAAATGAGTAGAGAAATCTCAATACAGCTGCTTACCTATAAAACAGATTGTGAAGAAAGAGCTATCAAAATGAAAGCTCATCAAGAACTACACAAAACTGAGATAAAGCATAGATACTATAAAGCACTTAAATTAGCTGGTGCTTATGCGTATATTGATGGCCAAACAGAAGTTAAAAGAGAACACTTAGAAGCTGCTATTACTTTAGTTGAAGATTCAGGAGAACATTTCAATAGAATTTTAAAAAAGAAAGGCCCATATATTCGATTAGCTGAGTATATTGCTGATATTGGTACTGAAGTAACACAAGTAGATCTTGTAGAAGATTTACCTTTTTATAAAGGCAGTGAAAGAGACAAACAATCTTTAATGAATTTAGCTATTGCTTATGGGTATAAGAATAATATTATTATTCGTAGATCAGAAACTGATGGTATTGAGTTCTTTTCAGGAGAAGCACTTAAAAAAACTGATTTAGATAAAATACATGTATCTCATAGTACTGACATAACTGAGAATTTTCAAGAAGACTGTACAAACTTTACTAAGCTTCATGAATTAGTGACAAACCCTGGATATCACTATACAGCTCATGCATTTAAAGATGGGTATCGTAATAGTGATAATGCTATTCCTGGTTTTGATCTATTAATCTTAGATTTAGATGGTACTGTACAAATGAGTACTGCTGAAACATTATTAGAGCAGTATACATATCTAATGGCTACTACTAAACGTCATACAACTGATACAAATAGATTTAGAATCATTCTACCTATTAGTCATTATCTAAAACTATCATCAAGAGACTATAGTAAATTTATGGAAAATGTATTCTCGTGGTTACCTTTTGATGTAGATGCACAAACTAAGAACATTTCACGTAAGTGGTTATCTCATAATGGGCATCATGTATACAACCAAGGTAAATTAGTAGACGCTACACTATTTATCCCTCAAACTAAAAAATCAGATAAATTCAACCAGTCTGTAATTGATGCAGGAGCTATTTCTAATATGGAAAGATGGTTCTTAGCTAATACAGAAATGGGTAATCGTTCTAATATGCTGTACAGATTAGGTTGTGTATACATAGATAGTGGAGCAGATATGAGTGAAATTGAAGGTCTTCTAGCTAACTTTAATGATAAGTTAGAAGTGCCTCTTCCAGAGACTGAATTGAAAAATCAAGTAAATGCAGCTCTTAATTCTAAAATTAAACGTCAAGGAGTTTAAATGAACAATAACTTAGTATTAGTATGTGGTAAATCCGCATCAGGTAAATCAGCAAGTCTTCAACATATTGATGACCCAAAAGGTGTTTTGTATCTTAATTGTGAGAACAATAAAAAATTACCTTTTAAATCTGATTTTATTCAGTACACAATCACAGATCCTGAACATGTTCCTATGATTATCAATGCGTTAGAGACTGAAGAGTCTATCAATATTGGTGGTAAAGACCATGATACAGGTAGCATTCACACAGTTGTAGTAGATAGTTTAACGTATCTAATGGATATGTATGAAAGTACTAAAGTACTGACTTCATCTAACACTATGCAAGCCTGGGGAGGTTATGCTCAGTTTATGAAGAATATGATGGCACAAGATGTAGCTAAATCTACTCGTAATATCATTTTCTTAGCTCATACCTCAGATGTCTATAATGAGTCTGAAATGGTTAATGAAACGCTTGTTAAAGTTAAAGGCTCATTAATGAATCAAGGTATAGAGAGTTTCTTCTCTACTGTTATCAGCTGTAAGAAGATGCCATTAACTAAAATGGAAATTGCTAACTCTCCTCTATATAAGATTAATGACACAGAAGAGATGCTTGGCTTTAAATATGTATACCAAACTCGTTTAACTAAAGAAACTGTTAACGAGCGTATGCGTAGTCCAGTAGGTATGTGGGAAATGGATGAAACATTCATTGATAACAATATACAACATGTACTGGAACGTCTTCATACTTACTATGAAGACTAAGGTGTTTATGTAAATATGCAGAGTTTAGCCTTTAGTAGACGAGGACTATAAATTAAACTCAAGTTGCTAGTCATTTTGGCAGTTTATGACTTTAACTAAGACTGCCTTCTAATTAAGGAGAAAAATGAAAAATCGAGCATTAAAAAATATTGCGCAAATTTGGCGTAAGAAACAATTAGTTAAAGCTGAAGTAGATGAAGCTTTAGATAAATATGATTTAAGTAATACAGCTAAAGATATCTTTATCTACATAGCAGCGAACAAAGCAAATATTTCATCTATTGTACATAATCCGTATTTTGCAGATAAATCAATATCTACAATCAAACGTGCAGTATTAGAACTTAAACAGAGTGTTTTAATTGAGAGTCAAGTAGATTCCATTGATAAACGTGTGTATTGGTTAATACCTACACAAGGGGACTAATATGTTATTTGAATACCTAGTTGGGGCAAGTATTCTATACCAAGCATGGCTTATTTATTTAATTATTAACGACTTCCAGGAGTAACTGTGGGCAGTAAAAATTTAGAATTCACATTAGATGATGGTACTGTTATTACAACTAACCAGCTTAGTGAACAA